CTTAAAAATTGCTTCATCAGCATTTATACCCATGAAGTCACCGCACCACTTAATGCAAGTTTCGATAGCTTCAGATACGTTATCAGTAATAGTTGCTAGCACACTAGATTCACCAGTAGCGTCAATTTTGCTTTGTGTAGCTGTTTTGCTGGTATTTTCCATAGTCCCAATGACAATCATTCTAGCGCCAAGCTTCCTCATCTGGCCTTCCTTACGCTCCATCAACCTATCTGCTAACTGGTTCTCACTAGCCTGAACAGAAGTAAAACCGCCAGATTCGCCTAAAAAATGACCAGCCATTGAACCGACTGTTATACCTGCTGGATTGGCCTCTGCAAACTGAGCTAGAGACATTGACGAAGTAACGCCAAGGGTAAGTTGACCATGAATAAAGCAATTTTCTTCAAGGTCAGCGCTATTACGATAATGAGCGATATTAATGTTAGCAATATCAGCAAGAGGTGGCAGATCAACACTAGCATCATTATTTTCACTTCCAGCAATAAATAATGGAATATAGCCAAAGGTGCTTCCGTCTGATTTTTTTGGTGAAAATTCTTGTCCAAAAGGCTCTCCATCTCGGTATAACTGCTGTGTATAAACGCCATTCCTTAACCTTAAAACCCTATACTGTGTCTCCATTTCATAACCAAATTCATCACCATCAGCGTCATAAGGCTCACTTAAAACAGCCAAAGTAAGCACCTTCCTGCCACCTACAATACTCACATTCCAGTTAATGAAGCTTTCAGCATTATAACGATTAATACAAGCTCTCGGCTCTAAAGCTTTTTCTTCTTCAAGTGTTAAGCCAGACTCGACTGACGGAAAATCAACCAGCAAACAGTATCGACCTTTGGATATTACCTCACCTGCCAAGTCTTTGGTCAAACTTATCAACGATTCGCCAGCGCCATCAGCATTTTCAATTAGATAATCTAAGCCCTCTGGTATGTTTGTTTCAGGGTCTTTACGAAATAAAGAACCTTTCAAACCTTCTTTTGTTCGACCTGTGAAATTAACAAAGCAGGCTCTTTCCAGATAGTTTTTATACCGCGACTCCATAGCGGTAGTATTTTCCATTGGCTTTAAATATTTTTCATTTGCCGCTTTTATCGCCCTTTGGCCTTCACAGCAATCACTTACTTTGCGCCATTCGTCTATGTAAGTATTGTATTCTGGATTAGTTGAATCTACGCTCATATCTACACCACAAAATGAAACGGCACAGCCGCTATTGGTTTGTTTATCGGCAACTCATATGCTATAGGATAAGTTGCCGCATCTATTAAATGGTCAAGCCCGCTAGTTTTATCAGGGTTTCCGTTAGCATCATAGCTTAACTGCTCGAAATTACCAGCTAGCTCTTGACATCTTTCGCAGTTTATCATAAGTGTACCAGATTCAAAGGCTGAGTTTGTAGCTATTACCCTATCTTTAATAAATGGGTTTTTCTTGTTGACCCGTATCGTATACCCCGCAGACTCTAGCAAACTTATATCGCTTATTGATGCGTCAACCGTCTTGCGACTGCCACCACTGGCATCAGGATAGATAGCGACATTATGATTAAGGTAACGCTCTTTAAGTGCTGTAATCATTGAGGGCGTATCGTAGATACCGCATAGCTCCTCGACTGCGTGATAAACCTCACCCCTCAAAACGTAGATTACTGCGCTCATATTGGTTACGTTGAAATCCATACCGACTAATAATTGATCATAGTCTTGTATAGTTTCTGTGCTGTTGTTTCTGACCCTATCAAAGCCTGTATAGACTGTGCCTTGCGTTAGGTTGACAAACTCGCCCTGTGTGTAAGCCTGTAGAAGCTGGCTAGGGTAGATTGATTTAAGGTTGTCTAGGTAGTCTGCTGGTAAGTGCGGATTAGATGAGGTTGGTGCTTGAATGATTACAAAGTCAGGCTTAGGGTCTTTCTTCCAAGTCTGATAAACGAATTTAAAGCCCTCTGGCGTTGTTGTCACCCCTATAGTGTTTGGGCTTCCGTCAGGCTTGATCTGCCTGTTACGCGCCATAATCGCCCTAAATGCCGCCCCCGCATCGCTTGCTTTGAGTGTATCTAGCTCGTCAATGTCTGCGTCTGCGTGTTCATATCCGATAATACGGTTGATGTTTTCCATCGACCGAAAGATGATTTGGCCATGACGGCCTAAGTCAATGTAGTTAAGTGGCGTTTTATGAAGCTTATAAGGTATTTCTAAGTGGGTTAGTATTTCCTCAAATCTAGGCCAAGCAATCATTCTGATTAAATCGTAGGTAGGCTCATAGAACCCCCTGTTGGTGCTAGGGTTTCTCATCTTACCGATTATGCAACGCAATACAGCCGCCTCAGTCTTGCCAGCTCCAAAACCTGCAACCAATGCTGGAAACTTAGCTGTATGATTAATGTACTTAAACTGAGGGCTAGTGGGTGTAATTCTAGCCATCAGACAGCATCAGGGTTCACAATCTCTATACTGACCTTATCGCCATGATTGTACTGATCTATCTCTTGCTTATCTGTCTGGCCTAGTAACTGCTTGCCAAGCCATACGGCCATTGTAGCGTTACCATCTTCAGCTAGCCCCATCTGTATGCGCCTTAGAGATATTTTGCCCATAGAGCGCCCCCTATCGACCGCCTCTGCAAAGTCAGGTTCTTCATTGTACCTTCGCTGGACTGTTTTAGTGCTTACGTTAAAATAGTGCGCTATCTCATCATGCGTACAATTCAGCTTGCAAAGGTTCTCAAGATTCTCAAGGTTAAACTCAATCTTTTCTCTCATACTCACCTTTTAATAATGGACTATTTAAAATAGTTTGATCTGGCCTGTATCGCTCATTAAAGTCTTTTTCTGAGGTTTCGTCAATAAATACTATTTCTTCTTCAGAGCAACCCTCGTCAAATAGTATCATTTCAATTCCTTTTGTAATCATCAACCTGCCCTGCTTTTGTCTAATTCTCTCGCCTCTTTGACTAGCCCTTTGAAGAATCTCTTTTGATAACCTGCCGCTATTGCAAGGCTGGCGGCCTTTAGCGTTTCATGTTGATCAGGTTCTAACCAGATGCCTCGCACCTCTTTTAATCCACTTTGAACCTTACGTTTTCTAAAATCTGCTTGTATCTCTGCATTTGTTTTCATATTAGTACCCTTGAAAGTCTATGTAACCTGTTTCACCATCAGCCCGCTTCTGCTGTAGTGCCTTTAATTCTGCCCTGTAGTGCTTTGCGATTAGCCCTGCCTTATCGTCTTTGGCAAATATCTTACCGAGTATAGTGCTGTTCTTGCGCTCTAACAGTAGCTCATGCGCCCCGTCACCTATAAGGCTTTTGACAAACTGCGTATGCTCGTAAGGATTAGCCCCTAAAAAAATATGGCAGGAGTAGCAAATAGAAAAACAGTTTACCTTGTCCCATCTAGTGCTACGGTTAGCCCTGCCATGATAGTGCGAGTTATGTAACCCCGTAGAGCTTCTGTCATATTGCTTATGGCATCGCTCGCAAGTGTAATCTGTGCGCTCTCTCACACATTTACTAAATACAGCGTCACTTGGTTTAATCTTAACCGCCATTTAACCCTCGTAAACATACTTAGCGTATCTAGCAGGCTCACCAAAACGATTCTTTGTCTGAATCTCTTTAGTTTCAATGCTATAGCCCATATCTCTCAGCTTAAGTATAACATCTGACAAACGATAAATCCCGTATTCTCTTAGAGCTAACATTGGCTCGATTGTGCCGTATTTCTCTAAGTGTCTCAATACTCGTTGTTTCTGTGTCATTTTTTTCATTGTCTTGCCCTCGTTTTTGTAGTGGTCTTACTGCTTGCGGTTATCAATACTGGCTATGCAAGGCTAACGGCCACTCCCACTCCTGAAGCCAGTAAGATTTTAAAGTTGTTTAATTCGACCTAATGAGACTTGCTCAGCTAAGTCAAAATTATCAAAGGTGATTGTCCCCTTGTCTGAAGCTAAAACCACATGATCTGTAGCTCTAGTCGAACAAACAAAATCAACAAAAACGCCATCAACTTTGATTTTAAACTTATCTCCAATTTTCATTGTCTTGCCCTCTTAATTATTTCCAAACGTGACTACAAAGCCAGCAAATAGATTTTAAATTATATTCAAACTCAATTTCATTAACGTAACACAAAACTCCAACAGGCAAATTTTTTATCTCCTGCTTAACTTCTTTTTTTGTGCTTACATATATCGGGTCATCATCATGAGTAATAATTTCATAAATCTTCATTGTCTTGCCCTCTTATTTATCTCCAACAATTTGAACAAAGGTCACAAATAGAGTCCAAGTTATACTCAAACTCTTTCTCATAGATAGAGTAAGTACCCTCATCTAAATCTTCCAATTCTTCTTTAAGCTCTTTTTTGCTTTTGACATATATTGGGTCGTCAGCATTCGTAAAACAGATTTCATAAATCTTCAT